CGGGTAGGACTGAAAGTATTCGTGATTACCCCAGCCATAGGCTCCGGGGTTCGGGTCCATCGTATGACCCGCGTCTCGGACGGTCTCCCCGGTGGAGTCACCGAGAAGGCATTGCACAGCGCACACTCGATGAGGTAGGGCCATTGCTCAGAGATAACTATACCAATATTTAGCGTCTTCAGCACCGCATTTGAAGCGTTCCCTGGCGAGGGAGTTACGGACGAGCTGCACCTTGCCGTCGGCGTTGACCGTGCCGATAAGAACATAGGCCGCCGTGTCGGAGTCGCTCAATGTGCCCGAAGTGACGTGCAGACCGATGTCGGCGTCTGGGTAGGTCTGAACATAGACATTTTGAATCGTCGAGCTTGAACAGTCGTAAGGTCCGCCCCCCGCAACTACCGTCCCGTTGACCATGCCCGTAAGGACATAAAAGGAATCACCTGTATCGGGGACAAAGGAGACCACGATATCCGTAAACGATACCGCGAGGGCCGTGAGTAGGTCGGCGATTGAGCCCGTGGTCGTGACGGCGTTCTTCACAATCTTAAACGGATAGACCAGGCTGACTTCAATCTGTGCGCTGACCAGATTACCGTCGGGAATGGCGTAATCCTGCAGCGGCTGAGGATCTACATTGATGGTCGTCGAACCACCCGAGCGACTAAATCCGTAGCCTGTTCCTGGTTGAAGTTTGCTCATTAGGCGTCGGCGTAACGGTAAACTGCCGTGTGCCAGCCTACGCGGGAGAACTTGATTTCAAAGGATACCTTGTAAATGGCGCCGGAGAAGACTTCCACGGAAGCCTGTGAGAGCAACATCTGCGGGAAACTGTCCGCCGAAAGGAAAGTCGTTCCCATATAGTCTGGGATGATATTCGGGAGGGCTCCGTTCCAGTCGTGGGATTTTGTCGCCACGCCAATCATGGTGTTGAACGTCTGCACGTCCGTTTCACTTTCCGTGTAAACGATGCCGTTCAAGGTAGCCGTTGGCGTGAGGTAGTTCGTCTTGCCGTAGAACTCCGGGTATGCTGGGTCCACGAAACCGATAAAGCGTCCTCCGCCTTCGCGTTCAAAGGCTGCACCGTGCTCGCCGAGCCAGCAGGGAACGGGTTCGGTGCGGGCAGGGGTTGCTCCCGAGGCTGGGATGATGTGCTTGACGGGCGGACCGACAGCCGCGTCACCCGTAGCGTCCTGCGTATAACTTGAACCAGCGATGACGGAGGAATAACCGGTAACGGCGGTGAAGAAGTTTTCGTGAGAGGTCAGCGGCTCAGAGGCCAGCGACGAGGCGGCAAAGAGCTGCGGGATAGTTTGGGTGGTCTCACGGTCAACGATGCCCACATAGTCTATGGTCACTGTGGCAACACCAGAGCGGTCATACTTCGATGAAGACTTATGGGCCTTCATGTAGGAAAACGCCGAGTCTGGAAGGGCTTCTCCGACGATCAGGGGCGTGGCCTTGTCCACGGCGCTATTCACCTTGAAGACGCAGGAGGCCGTGGCGAGGCCGTAGGAATCGATGTTGACCGTCCATCCAGGCTGGAGGACATAATCTGCTAAGTCGTCGCCTTGGTTTACAAAAGCCATTTTATGATAGGGTTAAGAATTGATTAGTCGGACATATCACCGTGATAGGTTCCGTTCTTGGTGAAGTCGTTCTCGGCGCCGTTGGTTCCTCCGGCGGCGATGGATTCAAGAATGCGATTGGCTTCGAGCTGGGCTTCGAGCTGCTTAGACATGGCCTCAATCACTGGGTTGGCTCCGACGCCGACCACATTGGAGAAACCTTCGGGGGACTTGAAGGCCTCGACGGTGGCCGAGGCGGTCTTGTCGCCGATTTTGCCGAGTTCAGCTGCGGCGTTACGCCCCGCTTCGTTGCTTGTGTTTTCGGCGTCGGCCTTGGCTTTTTCAGCGTCCATTTTGGCCTGCTGATCAGCGAAGATAGCGTCTTGAACTTCTTTGAAGTTAGCAAGCGAGGCGTCTGATAATGGCAAAGAAGTTCCACCAGCGCCACCGGCCCCAGCAGTTAATTTGGCATTTTGCGCTCGTGCTTTATCAACGGCGGCCTGAACGGATGGCGATAGGTTACCTTTATCTAAAACGAATTGTGCGGCCTGCTGTTCCATTAATCGTGTCTTTTCACGGGCCGCTTCATCGCCTTCCTTGGTCTGCTTTTCTTTGAGGATTTTAGCCACCGGGTCGGTGATGGGCTTGGAAGACGAAAGAGCATCCTGTACGGCCTTCCAGCGTTCAAGGATTTGCACGAGTTTCTCGGCGTCCGAGCCATAGGCGGAGGTTGCGATCCGCATCTTCTCGATGGGGTCCGTGGTCGAATTGACGGCGGCGGCGACGCGGGAAAGCACTTCCTCCTCTTTGATGTTTCCGGCGATGATGTCATCCTTGGCGAATCCAAGGGCCTTGAGGATTTGGAAATACTTGGAGTGCTCGTCCTTTGCGCCGACGATGATTTCACGGGATTTCTTGAAAGCGTTATTAATCTCCTCCTGGGAGAAGCCAACGGCCTCAGCGGCTTGCTTCATGCGCTGATACATCTCGATGGTCACGCCAGCCTCGCGGGCGTTTTTCTCCAAGGAGCCGCCAAAGTCCACGGCGTCTTTGATGCGAGCTGCGGCTTCCTCGAACTTATTCATCACATAGCCGACAGCCGCCCCGGCGAGGGCCAGCGGGCCGAACATATGAAACAGGGATTTGCCAATCTGATTACCGACATGGCTTAACTTATATTGAAACTTTTCCACGGCCATATCGATGGTCCCAAGGGATTTCTTTGTTTTTTCGGAGACCTGTTCCGCGTTGGTTGTCCCCTTAACGTGATATGCCAATGTGCGCTCGTTAGCCATGGTCTCTTTCCTTTGCCTTGGCGGCATCCTCGGCGGCCCGCGTTTCTTCCATGAACTTTTCCTCCTCGGAGGTAAGAATGCTGATGTCGGAGCCTTTCAATACCGCAAAAGCCGTGTTCATCCAGATGGCCTGCCTTTCCGGCATTTCCCAAGCCCGCTGCTCGTCGATACCGTTGGCGATGAGGTTTGCGATGATGGACATAATCCAAGGCACCCCCGCTCCGCCCGCCTTACTCTTAGTGGTTTGCTCCCAGAACTTCGGCCAGTCATCCATGCCCACGAAATCTTGGAAGGTATGCACAGCCCGCGTAAAGAGCACCTTGTCTCGGCCAAGCCGCCATGCCCAGAGACGGTCACGCCAGGAGAAGTCTCCGATCATGTCTTCAGAGCAGAGCTGCGCCGCGATGATGAGGTCCACAGGTTTGACCGGGACGCCTTCCGTGACGAGGGGCGAGCCTATCGCCATCAGCCCAAGACGGTGCTTGAGGCAAAAGGGATAAACGAGCCGACCCAAGTATCTGACTCGGGCCGGAACGGTGAAACTGTTGACGAATCGACTATCCATGGTGGTCATTGCCCCCCCTATGGACCGATGGTCAATTAGGCAGGAGTGATGCCTTCGAAATCTTCGACGGTGACGCTGACCTTCACGAACTCCTTGTTGCCACCCTTTTCTTCGACCTTCGTGACATAGCCAGCATAAGAGACGGAAGCGGTGCCAGAAGGATAAGCGCTCGAAGCACCAGTCGTGAAACTGAGGGTCGCACCGAGGACCGGGACCGTGCCCGTCTTGCAGATGCCTTCGATGGATAACTCGGATTTGCGGTCATCCATGCGGGCCGTCTTCGTCAGGCCAGTTTCGTCCTGCACATAGTCCATGTTATTGAACGAGGACGAGACGGTGTAAGACTGCACATAAAGATTGGTGACAGTTCCGGCGATGCCGTAGAGGCAGGTCGTTCCTTGAGTGATAGCGGCCATTTGATTTTGCGGGGCAAGGCAACCTTACGCGGGAAGGACCGTGAGGATGTTATAACTGAACGAGGTCGCCCACGAACGCTCCTGCACGCCTTCGTCTTCGCTTCCGAGGGTGATGTCATACATCGACGCGTCTCCCGAGGCCGTGAAAACAGCCTGCAGGGCCGAGCGGTTAGACATCAGTCCGTCGATGGTTGCACAGCGTGCACGGTGATCGGAGAGGGTCGTGTCGTCGGCGTTGGAAAAGACGGATAGACGCACGGAGCAAAGGTAATTTCCAAGGCCTTCTGGGAGGTCGCCAGGGGCTCGCGCCGAGTCGCATAGGGCGATGACCTTGGGGAGCACGTTATCGTCGAGAGAGTCCCCCGTGTAGATAGCGACGCCCGACAGTCCAGACTCAGCTGAGAGATAGGTTTTGAGGCAGGCCTCAACGATGTGCCGGATACTCTTGGTTCCCATAAAGTTGCTCAGGCTGGCAATCAGCCCCCGTTGAACTTGCGGATGTTGGCGATGGCTTCGTTCCGAAGTGCGGCCTCCATGCGCAATATGGCTTGATTATAGACAATGCCAGGGACGCCGAACTTCGTAGCCATGCCGTCGTTATCGCCGTTCATGTTGGCGATCACCATATCCGTGCCGTCTTTCGTGGTGGTCTTGGTGAACGAGGACGGTGAGCCAGGGAAGCGCTTGACGTAGCCGGCCACGGTTTTGCTGGCAAGGGATGGATTGCCTTTCTTGTTCTTTGAGACTGGCAGGGAGGTTAGCAGGTTCCACCAGCCCGACTTCATCCGACCGACTTGCAGCTGACGCTCCTTGATGTAGGCATTGAGGACGCTCACGCTTTCCACGAGATACTTGCCTCGATAGTCACCGGCTCCGCGTGAAAGTCTTGTCTTACCGTTACTCTGGCGTTTTGCCGCGTCGTGGACTTCCCGTAAATTGGTCGTGATTAATGAGCCGTATTCGTTAGCCTTGACGTTGGTTTTGTTAAAGTAGTTTGTAGCCTTTTTATAGGCACGGACAGCATCGCCGTCTTGGACGATTTTATTGCCGACCACGGTATCGAGCTGCAGGCCCACCTGCTTAGCCTCGTCGTGGGCCTTGATGAATGAGCCCATGTCCCGCATTTTTGTCGAGGACTGCATCCGCATGAGCAACATGGCCGCGGGGGCACGCTTGCGATCGTTGGCCGCCACGAATAGGGAATTGATGTCGCGGGCCACAGCGCGGGCTCCTACCAATTCAGCCTGCTTCGTTTCACCGCCCCCACCACCCGGAGCCAGGGGAGGAGTGAAGCGCATCGAGTCGAGGCACATATAGGCGGCCACGCTGATAGCCACAGTCTCGACAGTCTCCCCGATGTCCGTGGCGAACTCGTCAAGAGCCTTGAACAACTGCTCCTTGGAGGCGGTGCCAAGGGGCATGGCCTTACTGGGTGTCCTCGATGACCGAGAGGGTAATCCAAGCCGAGGACGGCTTATAGGTCCGCGAGGAGATGCGCAGATTACGGCCCCCGACCACGACTTTCTTGCCAATGGCAAAGGCGGCGATGGGGGAAGTGCCCGAGAGGGTGGCACCCGATGCCCCAATAGACCCATCTGGGAGGCTCCAAGAGGCCGTTACAGCGGGGAGCCTTACCGTGTGCATGGTCTGGGTGTTGAACCCCCCTGCTTCGAGGACTTGATTTAGCACCGGGTCGGAGAGCATGGCCTTGAAGGTCAGCGAGGAGTCATAGGTCCGCCCATCAATACCGAGGTCGGCCACGATGTCCTTGGCGTCCTGCAGGAATTCCGAGTATAAACTCATACCCTTGCGGATTTAGGCAAAAAAAGACCCCCATTGCTGGGGGTCCGTTTTGAGCCTGTCAGTCCGATTAGGCGGACTTGAGGCGGACGAGGCTGGTAGCGCGACCGACAGCGGCACCGAAGAGCAGCGTGGCGGTAACGTTGTAGTAGCCGCTCTGTTCCTGACCCATGAGGATCTGGATGGAGAGGCCGCTCTGGTCGTCGGTGGCGACGGCCATATCGAAGCCAGGGATTTCGCTGTAAGGCAGACCCGAAGCCACGGCGATAGCGTCAGCACCCGCGGCGAAGCCGACGAGGTTTTCGCTGTTACCGGGGATGGAGGTCCACTGGTAGACATTCGCACCGACGAGCTGGCCGATTTTACCAGTAGCGATGACCGGGGCTTCGAGGCCGCGGACACCGATGATGGAGGAATCGGTCAGGAGGTCGTTAGCGTAGCCAGCACCCAGCACGAAGGAGCGGGGG